TAACCACCAGAAGTTACATTAATGGCACCATCGTCATTGACTGGTGTTGTGATTGCAGGCTGAAGTTGAACCTCAGGTTTTTTGCGGAGGATCTCGAATCCGAATAGACTAATAGCCATAAACGTGCCTCATAATATAGAAAGATAGATTAGAATACACCTTCTGGCACTGCTTCCCACCACTGATATGAGAAAGTAATTGTGTATTCTTCGATCGCATCATTGTTACCCCAATCTAGATCGATTGGAGCAAGATCAGTTGGGAACATGCCAATAAACTTGTATGCTTTAATGACATTTCCACGCTTGCCGTAGTGTCTTACTGTTGCATCAACGCCATAGGAAGTTGGACCACCAGCAGCTGCTACGCGAAGATTTCCGCGATGCGTATTGATGGCATTCATCCAACGCTCCATAGCATTGCGTACAACGAAATCTTCGTCGTTCATTACGTTTACTGTCCAATCTACGAAAGTGCGATTGCCAGCAAATTTAATTTCGCGACCGAAGTATTGTACTGGGACAATTCCTACTGTTGAACCAGGAAGCTGCGCTGATTTGCATTGAAATTGCAATTTACGAGCAGCATTGCCTGGGTTAGCAAATGAAGGAAAGACCATCTCAACATCAAACAGATTGGCGCGAGCGCCGTCAAACTGCATTTGCGAACGAAATTCAGATACATTAAAAGCCATTGTATTCTCCTGACTTTACTCTTTTATTTATTAGAAACGTCCAACGATTTCATCGAAGGATACGCCGCTTCTAACTGCAACAAAGTTCAACTGAATGAAGTTGACGCTTCTTGCTGGTTTGACGTAGATATCGCCCACAAACTCGTTACGGTCAATGACGGCTGGTGTATTGTTTGTTTCATCACAGACAACACGGAAGTCATAGATACCGCGACGACCCTGAACATCACGGAGGAATGGCTCAACTAGTGCTACGAACTGTGCTCTTGTAAATTCATCGTTGAATTCAAAGAGGCTCGCGCGAGCAGCACGAGAAATTGCCTTCTCAAGAACAATAAACAAGCGACGAACGTTGATACGATCGAATGCACTTGGGCGTCCTTGTAGAGTTTTGTCTCCGTATAGGATAGTTCCTTCGCCTGGGAACGATACAACTGGGTTTACGCCAGCCTTATAAAGTGTATCGCGCTCTGATTGCGTTGGATTAAATGACAACTTGACTAGATTGCGGATTTGTCCACGATTTACACCTGCTGGTGAGAACCATGGGTCGCGCTGTAGATCTGTACGAACGCATAGACCAGCAATGTCAGCGTTGAGTGGGATCCAACGGTAGACGTCATTGTATTTGTCATATTGATATTTCCAACCTGAGTCTAGAACACCGTATGATGTTCCTTGAGTCAAGCTGTTACGGAAAGATACAATATCTGATGCCTTTGATGTTGAGGTTACTGATGCTGCATATGTTGGAGAAACAAATGCCACGCAGTCCTTACGATCAAATGCTAGTCCGAGATACTCGTCAGCAATTTCACGTGAGTTGATTGATGAGTTTGCGCTCACCAAGCAATCGCCAGCAAACAATAGAGAAATATCAAGTTCTTCTTTATTGCTAAACAAATCAATTGCTGTGATCATATCGCCTTGTGTTGGCGATCCATCAGCACCATTTGATAGTGAGTATGTTGGGTTAGTTGGTGAGTAGAACACACCAGCGGCATTTGCTTGAACAACCGTGTTACCCCAAGCAGAATTTGCGCCAGATAGGTGACCCATCCAGTGAATGTACTTTGAGTTACGGAAGATAACTTCTTTGTAGAAAATTGATGCGCCGTCATCGCCCTTGGCATCAGATGCCTTGGACAAGTTTGAGTAACGCTCTAGAACAGTATTTGCAACACCAGTGACGACGCCATCTTCATCCACAACAACCATATGAAGTTCGTCTCTGATGTAATTATTGTTTGTTACTGACAGAGCATAGGCAGAAGTATTTGGGGCTGAGTCAAAGTATGGAGCATAAACCCAGTTTGCGAAGTCTGCTGTATTTGCGCAGACAGATACTTTGAGGCTGTTACCTAATGATCCAGGATAACGTGCTGCCCATGCGATATCTGCATTTGAAGAGCCATACTGATTTGTGAAGTATGATTCATCATTTGGGATTGTGATATAACTGTTTGAGTTTGAAACTGCGTTGTTTGAGCAGTTTGCGCCAGCAGTGTTGCTGATTACGCGAATAACGCGAAGGTCGTTACCGTATGCTAGGAAGTTTGCAGCTGACAAGAATGAAGCAGCTGTGTTATTGTCTGGTTTAAAAAACTTTTCTGATAGGTCGACTTCGTTTGAGACTTGTACAACAACGCTTGCAGGACCCCAACGAAAGAATCCAACAGTTGCGCCTGTAGATGTGCCAACTGCTGGAACGGAAGTTGTAAGATCAATTTCAGAAGTGTTAACTCCTGGAGAAACTAAAAATGCCATGGTGTTACTCCTGTGGATGGAGAAATAGAAATTCTACAGTTTATTTAGTAAAACGGGGTTTTTAACGCTCAATTACCTTCCAAACAGCTCCATCTTCAATATAATCCATAGTTTGATCTACATCCATATGCCCAGCTAAGAATGTTGGTAACGATTCTTCTTCAATTTGTCGAAGTTGTTCTTCATGCAACTTGTGTTTTATATTTGTATCTGTCATATCTGCAAAAAATTGCTGGTTTGTCATCCATGAGAATAGGACAAGAGTCATAACTAGGTCGTCATGTGAACCTTCTTCGGCTTCGAATGAACCACCCCTAGCAATGAACGTTGACAGTTCTGCGATGGTGTCAAAATCTTGGGTGATTAGTTTCTCGCCTTCAATCAAGTTCTTTAACAAAGAACAACCCAAACGTTTCACAGATTTTGTGGTTCTAATTCCACGTTGCGACTTGTTCCCATAACCCCAAGTCATGACAATTTTGCCCTTAATGTCGACAGTAGAAAGGATATTTTCATAATCATAATCTTCAAATAGTGTATCTACAATCTGTTGTCCATTGTCGTTAATTTCTACCATCACATAGGCTTGGTTATAATAATCGCCAATGCGTTTAATAATACTTGGATAGACCAATGGACTAATGTTATTGTCTTTATATGTACAGACTTGACGATAGGGTAGGGTTGTGACATCAATTACAGAGAATGCGGAATAGTCTAAACCCTTACCACGGCTGGTGTCGACGATCATAACATAACTTCGATCTTTGGTTGGTGGTTGGTAAATTTTAACACCAATGTCACTGATGTGAGTAGGTTTAACAAAAGCCAAAGACTTGAGGGCTGCAGCTGATAACAACGTACCAGCCGATCCCATAAACTCGCATTCCATTTCTTGCAGGAACTTTTCCTCGCCAAGAATACGTCGCTGGTCATCTGCCCATGCTTGGTCGCGACCAGGAACCTGACGCCAGTTTGCTTCAATATGTTTAAATCCATTTTGCCCCTCAACAGCCTCGGTCCACATTCTATAATAGTGATTCATACCATTTGGTGTTGAAGAAATCAAAATCTTAGATTGTGTACCAGAAGAAATGGTTGGATAAACGGAAGTAAAAAACTCATCAGCAATATTAGTTGGTACGAAGGCAAACTCATCAAGATATAGTAACGAGATAGAGTAACCACGGATGGCACTAGAAGCTGTAGAAGTTGCCATCACACGGCAGTTATTTTCTAGTTCAATGTCGCCCTTGTTCCAAGTCTTAACACCCTGCTGCAGCCACATTGGTAATGATTCGTATGCAATTTTAATGCGGTTTAGAATTTCACGTGCCGTTGGTGCTTTGTTGGCTAGGATCGCTACAAACTTATCTTCATTGAATAAAATGTACCATAGAATGTAACCAACAACCATCGTGGTCTTACCAACCTGACGACCAGCCTTTACTATAACACGGCGATTATCGTTGATGTCAGTAACAGCTTCTCTTTGAAATGGGTATAATTTAATCTGTACGAAACCTTTGTCAAGAGTAATAATCCTAACATAGTTTTCAATAAAATAAACTGGATCTTGCGAACACTTAACATACTCTCTCACTTGGTCTTCAGTTAACTGAAGAACCATGTTAATTCTCTTTAAGTTGGGGTTCCCGAGATAATGTTTGACTTTAGTCGCTAGATTCATTCTTTAGTTTCTTTAATAAATCGGCAGTGCTACCGACGAACACTGCTTTCTCAACGTTGATATTTTGTTGCGTTGCTTGCTCAGCTGGACCTTGTAATTCTTTTTGTTGCCTTTGAAGAATCATCAATTTTTCTGTGACATCAGAAAGATTTTTGAGCATATTAGCCGCAACTTCATATGCTCTTGGATGTTGTGATTCTTTAGCAACTTCAAGGATACCGTCAAGTGCTTCGTTGCCCTTTTCAATAAGATTATAATAGTTTGCGCGTGAGTATTCTGCATCAGGATTAATTGCATTATCCTGATGAATTGTTACTGGTTTGTCTGAAGTATCACTAACAACAGGTACATAATCAGTATTCAAAATATTCGCAAGATTTTTATCAACTTCACTCATAAATTATTTACCAAATCAACGTTCCTGTAAATTTACTCCAAGTATTTGAAGCCACACAGATATATAGATCACCATTAGCATCATATGCAGCTTG